CTTCTGGCTTGTCACCAGGATTATTCCCGCGACACTGGTTGTGTGTGAACCGATACACTCATTTGGATTGAACGTCTTAGGACTTTGTATTCTGGATATAAATCTAGAGGCTGACGAGTCGGCCTTTGATTCCTTATGGAACCAAATGGCCGATCCGCGGCAAATGGATCTGGAGCTGGAGTTGGCAATGGAGTTGGAGCTGACGCTCGAGGAGGTGCTGATGGAGTACGGAATGGACATTTCGGAAGAAATAAGCGCAAAGAGTGGAAGCCTAAGTCTAAGCCTGACGGCCCCGGCCGCATGATGTTCGATTCAATACTTGACCACAATGCCAAATTGCAGGGTGACATTGATGGTCTTAAACAAAAATTGGAGGAAATGAAGAAAACCCCCCCTCCTACTTGGTCCCAGAAGAAAGAGACCATACCTGCTCAAAGGGAAGTTGGGCTTGAGCCTTTCTGGATTAATGAGTCTTGGTTACATAATAGAAGGTGGAATACACCTACTTTGAGAGGTTCATGTTTCTGGTTTGGCTCAGGTTTTAACTCCCAAGGTGCCATTTGTTACACCCCCATTGAATGTGATGTAAGTCACTATGCAGATCACGATCTTCGGCATGAAGACCAGCGTTCTGTGGAAGGGGAATATGAGTCTGTATATAAACTGATTTTGCGGAAGAATTATACTACTCTTTTCAATTCAGAAAAGAGGATGGTTATTTCTGTAGAATTGGTGGCTCAACTTCTCAGTCCACAGATTGTCTCGCCTGGTTCGGAAGACGAGGACGTGCATGCAAAAATGGTTAGAGCGTTAGGAAGGCAACAAAAAATCTATTCCGATAAGTATTTAGTGCTTGAAGGTTTTGATATTTTTGGTGATAGCTTTGAGTATGCTTGGGCGAAATATTTGGCGTTGAAGAGATCTAAGCCCCTGCCCTCTTTTCGAGAGCCCGAATGGCTGAACCTACGGTTGTTGCTTATGGTTATAGGGTTGGTGATGTTATGCTACCTGCTCTTGGTCCAATTGCAGACCGTTGCTGTATACGAGGATTACAGAAGGTGCCTGAACCGAGGGTACCGATGGCGGTGTCTTTGGGCTGCCATATGCGAGGACTGGCTTCCCCTAAGCCGGATCTCGCGCATTCTCTATCAGCTATAGCGGGCGTAAGAAAGAGGAACATAGGCGTCACGCCTCCTATAAACGCAACACGCATGGTTCGTTTTCGCGAATTTGTGCGGCGTTACGTAAGGGAGAACTATGTTCCTCTGTGCTCTTCTTCTGACACCAGTCCTCCCACATGGCTGGAGTCAACTGGCTATCCAAGGTGGCGTTGTGATGAGCTATTATTATTGTGGGAAAAAGGGATTGACTGGCTGGACCCCAAGAACTATGAGGTTAAATCTTTTATTAAGGATGAACCTTATGGGGAATATAAGTATCCGAGACCGATAAATTCGCGGTCTGATGCTTTTAAAATTATGGTTGGACCCATCTTTAAGCTTATTGAAAAAGAGGTCTTCCGTTCCGACTGGTTTATCAAGAAAGTGCCTGTGTCTGAGAGGCCGGACTATATCGTGAATAGACTATTTCGATTAGGAGCCAAGTATATGGCCACAGATTACTCATCCTTTGAGTCTTCATTTTCTTATGAGTTAATGAATGCTTGTGAGTTTGAGCTCTATGACTATATGACGTCGAAGTTATCTGAACATGATGAGTTTATGCGCTTAATGCACCAAGTTCTTGCTGGCACTAACGTTTGCAGATTCAAGAGGTTTACTAGTGAATGCTTTGCCCGTCGCATGTCGGGTGAAATGTGTACGTCTTTAGGCAATGGATTTACGAACCTCATGATAACTCTATTTTTAGCGCACGAGATGGGAATCGAGATTGTAGGCGTGGTTGAGGGTGACGATGGTCTATTCATCAGTTCTACTGGTGAGTATCCCACTGCTGAAATGTATCGAGAATTGGGAATGACAATCAAGATTGAGCTTCATGATGATCTGTCTGAGGCTTCCTTCTGTGGTATTGTGTTCTCCCTGGAAGATAGAGTTAACATAACCGATCCTTTGGATGTCTTATTGACTTTCGGCTGGTCCAGCCGCGATTATGTATCTGCCAAGAGACAGACGAAGATGAAACTTTTGAGATGTAAAGCCTTATCTCTTGCACATCAATACCCTGGAGCTCCTATTCTTCAGGAGCTAGCTCAATATGGCCTTAGAATTACACGGGGTTATGATGTTAAGGATTTCATCGAGAAAAACCGCAACTATTGTATGTGGGAGCGGGATCAAATTCGAGCTGCGTTTCAGGATAAAAAGAAAATTCCGGTGCGTCCCGTGGGTATGGATAGCCGCTTGTTGATGGAAAGGAAGTTCGGGGTGACTGTAGAAATGCAGTTACTCATCGAAAACCGTCTATCTAGCATGACCGAGCTGCAACCCTTAGTTTTTCCGTGCCTGGATGGACTTTGGCATCCTGATGTTGAGGACTACGGTTACCGATTCATA